TAGAAGGTCTCCCACCACGGGATACCAAAGACTCCAGCGCGAAATTAGAAACAGTTAAGTTTCGATGTTCACGCGTCCCCACTTTATTAGAAGTAAGAACAGCTTTTAGTATCGTAGATGTCATCATCAGTTCATTTTTGACCTGTTATCCTGGTCAGGAAGCTTTTGTTCGCCAATCCGTGCTTCAAAACGGATTTGCTGCCCTTGCAGCACCCTTCGTCCAGTCTGTTATCGACCTGACGTGGCACAAGCTAGTTAAAGAGAAACTCAACTTTATCTTCGCGATTGCTATGAAACAGACTGACCTACCACCTACTCCAACTAACGAGAAATATGGACAAAATCCAAAAATATTGTTAGGAGGAGGTGTTGGTAGGAGAATTCAGCAACACACGTTTAGTAAAACGACTCATCAAGGTAAACGGTGGATATGGCTCAACACGATTCTTCACGGGATCAAGAAGGCTATGCCCGCGGTGAGCGATCAAGTATTAAACGATTCCCTCGAACAGCATAAGATCAAACTTGCTGTAGAGCCCAAACGCATCTCTGCTGAAGCGTCCGAGTGTATAACTCGGACCTGCAAAGAACTCTTCGGTCATATCAAGATCGGGGATCTGTCACTGCTCTCGTGTTTATCACAGAATAGTACTTATGAGTCAACTAGACTTATGGGGGGTTGTGCAGGTTACCATCGGATTGAGCAAGAGCCCCGAGTGGTGGCGGTAATAAGGGATAGAGAGGAGAAGGAAATCAGTATTTGGACCAACAAGGACGACACTATACATGAATGCAATGAGACCCGAAAGGGTCACATCGCACAGATAGCACAGGTGCCGGAGTGGGTCGAGAGAGATTGGAGTGTTGTGGGATTAAAGGAGTCCTTAAAAACGAGAATAGTGACCTCAGGTCCTGCCGTATCCAACGGACTGTTTGTCGACCTTCAAAAGAAAATGTTCAAATCTATAAAGAATAGATGGCAATTTAAGTTGACGGAAGGCGGACAGTTAGAGCCGACAGATTCGTTTATGTTCCAAGTGTTCGAGTCAGAGCAAGATCCTAAGAAACTCAAGTGGGTTTCCGGGGATTACTCTGATGCTACAAACTCGCTTAATGCGCGAGCTACCAAAGCTGCTATAGAGGGCTTTGATCCTGAACTGCATGGGTTGTTGCAAAACAATCTGTGTGAGGGAAGGTTAAATTATCGAATAAAGAAGAAAGACGGAATGGAGGAGAGTAGG